TGTCGCGCTTGAGGCCGTCCACGCCCTCATCGAGATACCGCTCCTGCCAGCGCCAGACGGTCGGCTTTGACGTACGGGCGCGCCGCATGATCTCGAAGGTGCCATGACCGCCCGCTGTCGCCAGCACGATCTCGGCCCGCCAGACAAGCTTGCGCACAATATTGCGGCTGGTGATCAGGGCTTTCAGCACGGTCGGCGGGGCCAAGGTAATGGCAGATGTCATCCGTCCGGTCGTCGAGCACGAGCAACACCTATGGCTGGATGCGCGGCCTCAGCGGTCTGCGCGAATGGCTGCGGCCCCGCACGATCGACAATCTTGTCGAGAATGCTCATGTGATCTTCAACCGGCACTTCGAAAAGACCGTCGCGGTCAATCGCAACAGCATCGAAGACGACAATATCGGCATCTATGCGACGGATTTCGCGATGATGGGCGACGCCACCGCCCGCCTGCCGGAGGAACTGGTCTGGGGCCTGCTGGCGGCCGGGTTCACGCTGAACGGATTCGACGGCGTGCCGTTTTTCTCCACCACCCACCCGGTCGTGCTGGCCGACGGCACGAGTGGCACCTATGCCAACACCGATGGCGGCGGCGGGGTGCGCTGGTACCTGTTCTGCGACGACCGCCCCCTTAGGCCGTTGGTCCAACAGGAGCGCAAGGCCCCGGTATTCACGGCGCAGGATGATGTCCGGTACGACAACGTGTTCGATCGCAACGAGTTCGTCTACGGCGTCGACATGCGCTGCAACGTCGGCTTCGGCATGCCGCAGTTGGCCTGGGGATCGCGCCAGACGCGGAACGCGGCAAACTATGCGATCGCCCGCGCGGCGATTTCGGGCTTCCGGGCGGATGGCGGTGCGCCGCTGGGCTTGGTGCCGAGGCTGCTGGTGGTGCCACCGTCGCAGGAAAGCGCCACTCGCACGCTCTTGAACAGCGAGTACGGCACCGGCGGGGTCACCAACGAGTGGAAAGGCACTGCCGAAGTGCTGGTCGTGCCCTGGCTGAGCTGATGCCGGCCTGATCGGCGCGGGGGAGGCTTCTCAGGGTGGCCCCGCGCCGTTTATTCAAACCAGGGAGTGTCTCTATGGCCAGAAAACCAAAGGTGCCTGCCGCAACGGCAACGGATGCCGGGGCAATCCTGCCCGCGTCCGACGCACCCGGCCCGGCACCCGCCGAGCCCGCGCTCGACGCATCCGGCCCGGCACCCGACCTGCGCAGGTTCATCGTCGAATGGCGGCTGGGGCGGTTGTTCACCGCCCCGCCTGTGGTCATGGCAAGGGCGGACCTGACCGACGAGGAGTTCGCCGAACTGCTGGCGGACCCGATGCGCAAGGTCGGCCCGATGTTCCTGCCCTGAATTCTGCCCCGGCCCGACTTCCTGCGGGCCGTGCCTGCCCGGCGGCAACCCCCCGCCGCCGCCGGGCCTTTCAACCCCGGGTCAAACGCCCCTGAAAGCGAGCCGCAAGTCCGATGCCGTACGCCACGCAGGCCCTGTTGACCGACCGGTTCAGCACCCGGATGCTGATCAATCTGACCGACAGGGCCGATGTCGCCACCGGCACAATCGACGCAGCCACCGAGTCGCGCGCCGTCGCCGATACCGACGCGCTGATCAACGGCCACATCTGAGCCCGCTATACGCTGCCGCTGGCCGCGACGCCGCCGAAGCTGCTGGATCTGGCGCTGAGCATCGCGATCTACAAGCTGCACATCCATCAGCCCGACCCGAAGATTGCCGAGGATTACCGCCTGGCGCTGAAGACGCTGGCCCAGATCGCGGACGGCAAGGTGCAGCTTGACCTGGCCGGAGCCGAGCCTGCGACGCAGGACGGCAGCGGCGCGCGGACGACCGACCGCGCGCGCCGGGCATGACCGCGACCAACATGACGGGGTTCATCTGATGATCGCCCTGATCGCCACCCGGCTGGCGGCGCGCGTCACCACGCTGGCCGGGCGCATCGGCGAGGCGGTCAGCCTGGCCGATCTGATGGGGCAGGACCGCCTGCCGCAGCAGACGCCGTTTGCCCACATCATCCCGGTGCGCATCACGTCGCGCCCGCCGTCGATCATCCAGGGCAGTTATGACCAGCCGATCGAGCGCGAAATCGCGGTGGTGCTGACCTTGCGCACCAACGACGCGACCGGCCGCACGGCGGTGCAGGGCGTCGGCGGCTTGCTGGACCAGATCATTCTGGGGCTGGCGGGCTGGCAGCCGACGGGGAGGTTCGCGCCGCTGATCTTTCGCCGCGCCGACCTGTTGCGCGCCGATGCCGGGACGTTCGTCTACCAGATCACCTTTGCCATCAGCGACGAGTTGAGGATCACGCCATGAAACCACAAGACCGAACCCATGATGCGGCACCCGTCGCGGCCATCGCTGCCGGGGCGAAACGGCCGCGCCCGCACGCCCATGTCCTCGCGGCCTCGGTGCCGACGCCGACGCCCGCCACCGGCGGCGTCTGGTGGTTCGACGAGGCGACGCAGCAACTGATGCCAGGCGAACGGCCTGCCCCGGACACAGCCGATGAAGGAGACCAGCCATGAGCCGCTATTACCGCAGAACCGCCATCCAGGCCATTTCCGAGGTGACCTACGGCGTCGATCCGGACACCTGGGCCGCTACGGATGCCATCCTGGTCAGGGATGCCACGTTCATGATCGAGCGCGATGTTGAGGAACGCGATCTGTTGCGCAACTACCTGGGGGGCAGCGAGAAGCTGGTGGCCTCGCGGGCGCGCGGTCCTGAAGTTCTCTGTCGAACTGGCCCCGTCCGGCACCGCCGGGAAAGCACCCGCCTATGCGCGCCTGCTGCGCGCCTGCGGCATGGCGCAGAGCAGCCTGACCGTGCCTTCCCGGATCGAGATGACCCCGGTCAGTACGGGGTTCGAGAGCCTTGTGTTCCGGTTCAACTATGACGGCACCCGCTATGCCAGTCGCGGTGCCCGCGGCAAGGCCAAGCTGAAAACACCGGGCTACAAGATCCCGCTCATCGAGTTCGAATTCCATGGCTTCGACACCCTTGCGATAGCCGAGGCAGTGCCTGCGACCAACTACGCGGCATACGCGCGCCCGCCGGTGCTGAGCGATGCGGTGACGGCCGATCTGCGGACCGGGGCCAGCTATGCGGCGGCGGTGCTGACCGGCGGCACGCCCTATCCGTCGCGGGGACTGGAGGTCGATCTGGGCAATACGCTCAATCACCTCAAGCTGTGGGGCGGCGAGGCGATCGAGATCACCAACCGCTCCGTCCTCGGGTCGACAACCGTGTTCCTGACCGCCGCGCAAGACGTGACCCGGCGCGACGAGGTCAACGCAAACACGCTGACCTCGGTCGGCTTCAGCTTCGGCCTTACGGCGGGCAACCGATTCACGCTGTTCGGGCCGAGCGTGCAGCGCATCGATCCCAAAGTGATCGAGGACGAGGGCCGGATCATGCTGCAGACCGAGCTTGCGTTCCTGCCGCTGGCGACGACGGGCAATGACGAATTGCGGTTGGTGTTCCACTGATGGACAGCGATCCGTTTCTGATCGAGCCGGTCAGCGTCAGGACGCGCCGGTTCACCGCCGAAATCCGGCCCGTCCTGTTCCGCGACTGGGCCGCGTTCATGGTCGCGCTAAAGAAGCTCGCGCCTTTTCTGTCGCAGGGCGACTATGCCGGTGCCGTGGTGGCCGAAGAGGCCGCCCTGCGCGATATGATCCGCATCGGCGCGGGGGTTGCGCCCGAGATGCTGGACGATCTGCATCCCGACGACATCGTGGCCCTGGCCGGGGGGGTGCTGGCGGTCAACTCGGATTTTTTCGCCCGCAGCGTCATGGCCGCGATTGTCACCGCGACCGAGGCGCTGGCGCGGACCGTCGAGAAGCCGCCGGTCGATCCCGCGGAGGGTCCGACGTCCTTGCCTATCTCGGATCCCGGGGACACGGCTTCGACGCCTGCCGCAACCTGAATCTGGCGCAACTGCGCGCGCTTGTCGACAGCCACCTGCGCCAGGACGATGCCGACGAATTGCGCGACATCCGCGCGACGCGGCTGGCGTACCACGGCCAGGCCGACGATCTGGCGCGCCACGCGGCACGGCTGGGTTCGGGCAGGTCCGGCAGGGACGAAGACGACGAAGACGACGAAGAGGCGATCAGCGAGGCGCTGGCAGCCTTCGGGCTGAGGATGGAACCCGAATGACCGAGATGCCCGAACGACCGAGATGGTTGCCAGCATTCTGCTTAAGGCAGAGGTCGCGCAGGCGACGGCGGCGCTGCGCAGTGCGTCGCAGGCGGTCAAGGATCTGGGCGGGTCGGCCGGAACGACCGCCACCCAGACCGCCGGGGCGACGCGGGCCACCG